CTACGGACTTTTAATCCGCAGGTCGTAGGTTCGAGTCCTACTGGGGGCACCATCCTGACCAGGATCTTCCTGTTCAGATTGTGGGACAGACACGTTCGGATCGGCGGGAGTGGTCACCAAGTGGTCACGCCCGCCTTTTTGTTCCCTGTTCGAGCGCGGTACGAGACCGGCCGCAGCCTCGGCAGCCTTGGAGTCCACACCAGCCAAAAGGTGGCTGTACGTGTCCGCTGTGATGGCGATCGACGAGTGCCCGAGCCGCTTCGACACGATGGTCAGATCGACGCCGGCCGCAAGCAACAGTGACGCCTGACCATGGCGCAGGTCGTGCAGACGGATCGAGCGCACACCCGCGGCCTTGGTCAGCTTGTTGAACTGATCGGTGACGTACTGCGGCGGGTACGGCTGTCCGTTCTCCCGAGCGAAGACCAGACCATGTTCGACGTACGCCTCACCCCACTCGGCTCGTTCCATGTCCTGAGCGAAGCGGTGAGCCAGCAGAACGCCCGCGGTGTGCGCGTCGATACCGACCACACGATCTTCACCGCTGGCTGTCTTCGGCTTTCCGAACTGGAACTGTCGGTGCTCGTCCCCACAGAACTCGCACTTAATGCCGGTTCCGTCGATCTCCACGAGTTGCTGACGAACGATGACGGTGTTCTTGTCGAGGTCCACGTCATCCCAGCGCAGCCCGCAGGTCTCACCGCGGCGCAGTCCCGTCATCGCCATCGTCTCGTAGAGCGTGCCGAGTCGGTCGGTCGTGGCGTGGTCGAGGAACTTGCCCAGCTCCTCGGCTTCCCACGGCTTCACCTTGGGACGGTTGGCGCGAGGCAGTTCAAGGTTCTCGGCAGCATTGAATGCCACGAGGTGCTTGCGCTTCGCTGAAGTGAGCGCGGTACGCAGCGTTGCGTGGACGCGCCGGATTGTTGCCGGACTCAGTGTCTTCGGATTGCGGCGCGCACCCTTTGCTATCTGTGCGTCTGCCTCAGGCTTGACCTTAGGCTTCGCGATGTCCCGTAGGAACTTCTCGACATGGGTGGCGCGCAGCTCACCGAGACGGAGCCGCCCGAGATGCGGGATCAGGTACGAGTTCACGTGCTGCTCGTACGACCGGATCGTCGTCGGTCGAATCCCCGAATCACGTTTCGCTTCGATCCAACCGCGCAAGTAGTCAGCGACAGTCAGCTTGTCGTCGTGTGCGAGTTGCCCGGTACCGGCCGCGTGAAGGAACGCAGACAGTGCTGCTTCGGCGTCATCGCTCGACTTGAATCCGGACTTACGAACCTGTCGACGCTTCCCCGTTGCCGGGTCATTTCCCATGTCCGCAATGAACACCCACGAACCGTGTGCTTTGCGGCAGGCTTTGCGCCGGCCCTTTGCATCACGCTCGACAGGGCATTTGCACCGCTTCGAAACACTCCCCCTCATGACTCCTCCTCAATCTCAGAAACATCGAAGCCAGCGTCTTTCAGCTTCTGTTTGATCAGGATTTCGGCCTTTCGGGTATCGGCGATTGCCGCATTCGCACGCCGAATCCAGTGCCTCAGTGTCGAGGCTGTCTTGTACTCCTCAACCGAAGAGCCTTCCTCCTCGGCGGCCGCCATTGCAGTCTCATACTGGATCTTCGTGTCACGAACATCTGATTCCCACTGTGAGATCTGACCGGGAATCGAGTCCAATTCGCGCATCAGCGTCAGGTGATACTCAGGTTCGTCGGGCTGAGCTGCCTCACGGGGCACCTTCGTTTCGCCAGTGAACCATTTGAGTGCGTCCCAAGCGTTCTGCGACTTGTTCGGCAGGATCTGAAATTCACCGTCCGGTATGCCCGGGAATATGAGCTCCACCGGAGGCACCTCCAGTGCGGCCGCGAGAACAATCAACTCATGCAGTGTGAGCGACTTTCGTTTGTGCGCTTCAAGATTCGCGAGTGTTGTCCGACCCGTGGGGTAGCCGAGTTCGGTACAACGATCAGCGAGCTGCTGATAGCTGAGCCCCCGCTTTTGGCGGTAGCGGCGGATCTGTTCAACGACTGCCTTGGTCAGTTCCTCTGGCCAGTTCCCCGTACTCGATGTCATGAAATCTGACGATATCAGACTGAATGTCCATGAATCTACTTGCGCCGAAATTACATCTGTGCCACGCTGGTGCATGTCACAACATGTGAACGAAATCGCGCTTTATGAGTAAAAATATGAACGGAGGAATCGTGACCGCGAACTCTGCATCAGAGCACAGGGCGGCCGGGGATGTGATGGTGAAATCCCCCGACGACCGCGCTTCGTTGGCCAAACCGCCGGAGCTGGCGGAATACCTCAGCAAGACGGTCCAGGGCCTCGCTGTGTGGCGTATGAACGGCGTAGGACCGAAGTTCATCAAGTTTGAGAACGGGAGTATTCGCTACAGGTGGAGCGATGTTGACGCATGGCTCGCCGCACAAGAGGTTGGCGGTGCGGCGTGACATCGGCGGTGAAGTGGACGCCCGAGGCAGTCAGAGCCCTTGGGGTGATCACTGACCTGCCGACAGCACTTGAGATTGTCGGCTTCGGCCAAACGGCCGGCTACCTGGCAGCCAAACGCGGCGAACTGCCGTTTCCAGTCCTTCGACTCGGACGCAAGTACAAGGTGCCCGTCGAAGGACTGCTTAAAGCGCTCGGACTCGAATCCGACGATCAGCTCGACTCAATGAAGAAGGCCCCGGCAGGTGCTCGAACACCTTTTAGCCGAGGCCATCACCCGAACCCGCAACAGATTGGGCGAACAAAATGAAGACTACCCGGAACCCCCGACAAGTTCACCTCACCTCCGTGGACGCACCAAGTTTCCTCAGGACAGAGGCCGATTTCATCACGAATGACGGCGAAACTTTGACGATCGCCGCGCAGTTCCACAACAACGGTGACGGCACCTTCGATCGCCTCGTCCTGATCAACGACTACGCCATCCGCTGCGACGCCGTTGACGATCTGATCATCGCTCTCGGTGAAGCGCGTGACCGCGGATTGGCGGCCTGACATGCCTTACTTCGGAAAGCTCACGATGCGCTGCATGCAGATCGAGGCCGCATACGACTCGGAGCGCAACACCGTCGACATTCAGATCGGCAATGACATTCGCCTGCACATCGCTGATATCGACGAGGTCTACGGCCTGATGGATGTTTTGCAGGACGCCGCCCGTGCGATGGCGAAGTTCCAGTCTGAGCAGGTGGCGTGATGTCTCCTACCTACTCAGACATTGATGGCTTCCACTCGGACCCTGCCGGCTTCGCTCGCATTCGACAGTTGCCGGCAGCTCAGCAGCCGGACGGCGATATCTACGAGGATCAGTGCAAGCCGGTCGCACTGGCGCAGGGCGATTTCGAGCAGCCCGCGCAGTCGACGGGCATCCGAGCGACTGTTCACAGGTGGACAGATTCGGATTCAGTTGAGTTTGTTGTCGGGCTCGAAGGCGTTGACAGCAAATGGAACTCGACTGGCGGCACCTTCCAGATGTCTCCCGTTGCAGCGCTCCAACTCTCGGCTGATCTGGCAACAGCGGCGTTCGCCCTCATTAACGATGCAGAACGCATCTTGAAGCGCGATTGCGAGCAGATCACCGAGGCCGCACGGCACCGGGAGGACATGTGAGCACCACTGAACTCATCCTCGCCGCCTTGCTGGTCATTCAGAGCGTGGCGTGGATGGCCCACGACTACAAGCACTTCGAGCCTCATCTCCACAGCAGCGCGGACATCCTCGATCGTCACGAACAGATGGAGGAGCGCTGAGCCATGTCTGATCGGCCGATGAACAAGTTCGCGTGGATGGAGGCGATTCGGGGTGCAGACCTGACGCACGCCGAGTACCGCGTCCTGTTGAACCTGAGCACGTTCGCACGTGGCGATCTGACCAACGCTCGGCCGAGCCTGAAAACCCTCTGTGCGGCAGCTCGTGTGACGGACAAGACCGCCAAGAAATCGATCCGAACACTTATCGAGAAGGGGTGGATTGTGCGCACTCATGAGGGGGGTCGAGGCACCGGACGAACGAATGTTTTCACCCTCGCAGTCCCAAAGCTCTTGGAGGGTACTGAGTGCCCCCCTGAGTCGGGCTCTTTGAAGGGTACTGACTACCCCCCTGAATCAGCTTCTAGGGAGGTAATCGGCGCCGCTCTAGGGGGGCATTCAGTTCCGCCTAGGGGGGTAATCGACGCCGAAAGTGGGGGGTACTCACTGCCCCCCAATCAGAAAGAACCATCAGGGACTAACAACAGGGAAGGGCATCCGCTCTCTTGCGTAAGTAACACGGGCGCGAGCGCGCATGAGCGCGAGACCGAAAAAGCGGCGCAAACCAAAGAACCCCCTTCCCATGCGAATTCGCTCGATCGTTACGGCAACGAGCAGCAACCGGAACCCGAGCAAACACCGATGGACCATCTACGGAGAACCTTGGGCGCGCTGTCCGAAGACGAGAGCACCTACGCCGTGGACATGATCGAGTGGGGTCACAGCTGGTATGCGATTCGCGCCGAACTCGTGAAGTACCGCGACAAGCAACGTCTAGGGCGACGAAAAACCCTTCACCCACCCAAGGACACCAGTGCACCCCTAAACGGCGCTGAAATTCCTACGGCAACAGCAGAGAAGAGCACAGCATGACTACTTGCATCAAGTGCGGAGCAACCTGGGGTGGCATGTCCACCTGCCACTGCGACGGCTGCCACCACACCTTCACCAGCCCCTCAGCATTCGACCTCCACCGACGAGCCGAACAGTGCCGAACACCCGCACAAGCCGGACTCGTACTCACCGACCGCGCCTACCCATGCTTCGGACACCCCCAAAGCGACACAGAACGCCCCACTAGCTGGGCAAACAACGGTCAAGGCCTCATCGCATGACCAGCCCAACCAAACCTTTGGCAGCCCTCCTGCGTGCGTGCGCGGGAGGGCTCCGCCCCCATCTCGTTTCAAACCAGACGTCTGGCACGGTCACCGCGTGCGCGAGAAGTACACGTTTACCGGGCTCCCCGCGCACGGGAGAAACGAACGTTCGGCACGGCTACCGCGCACGGGAGAGAGGAACCCCGCAATGCCTGACCGCTACGGCGAAGAACGCTCCGACACCACGACCGCCGCGCCTCTCCCCCACGTCTGCGATAACGGCTGGCTCGGAGAGGACGAACAAGGCCACCCGCGCCCATGTCTGCGTTGCCGGCCAAACCTCGCCAACCCCACCAAGGTCCACGACTACGGCGCCCGCTGACAGGTCCGCGCAGGCGCGTGCATCTGCGAGAAGTGATCGATCCGCGCCCGCATGCGCGCACGCGATAGGAGCAACGAGGTGAACGCCCGAGGTGATCTAGACAAGGTTGCGGTCGACAAGCTTCTACGGGCGCTGGCATCACCAGCAATGAGCATCCTCGTCGACCCCCGACTCCACGGCGCAGCCTGCAAAGGGAAAGCGCCACTGTTCGACGACCGCCTCGACCGGGAAGACCACGACGCCGAACCCGAGAAGGAACGCGCCGAACGGCATCACCAGGCGCGAAAGATCTGCCTGACATGCCCAGTGCGCTCCGCATGCGAACTCGCGGCGAAAGACCACGAGGCATCCGGGATGTGGAACGGCCGCCTCGTCTCGCGCCATCAGCCTCCAAGGCGAAAAGCAAAAGACGCCGGGACAGCGGACCCCGCCAAACCAGTCGAGCGTGTCGGACCCCTCTCGCATGATGAACACAAACGAATGAATATGCACAAATCCGCATAATCATTCGCTCGAACGGAAGGAAATCGCGATGCTCACCGCAACAGCAGCGCGTGACCACCTTGTGACCACAGGTGGCCTGAACTGCACAAACACACACCTGATCGGATTCTCAATCCGCAGGTCCGAACCCTCGGAGAACACATGACAGACCGCAACAGCGACCAACAAGGCCGCGCCGACCTCGCCGCCATCGTCAACGGCATCGAGGACTACAACAACGGCGCCGTTCGATCGGTCCTCGACGCCATGACCGACGACGAAATCACTCGACTGACCGTCGCCGCGCAGGCCGATCACAGCGAGCACGCTCTCGCATTCGCACAGCACTTGTCCAACTACCAAACGGTCATGACATTGATCGGTTGCGTTCGAGGCATCCGCGCCAACGGACAGGAGTCCTGACATGGCTTACAAAGATCTTGCCGAATTCTTCGATCCCGACCTTCACCTCCCGATCCGAGGAAAGCGCTACACCGTTCCCGCCCCCGGCGCCGAAGAATGCCTGACCCTGAGGGGCCGCCTCACCCTGGAGGGCATCCCGCCAAACGAGCAGGTCGAAGACGCTTTGGTAGTTCTCGGCGCTGAGCGCGATGAGGAAACCGGCGAACTCGAACTTTCCGGTGTTGTCGCTGAGATGGTCGCTGACAACATCACGTGGCCGATGATCTTGCACGCCGGCCGCACCGCACAGCTTCACTTCGGTTTCTCCCCCGATATGGCCGAAGCTCACTGGAGCTTGGGGCAGCTCGGGAAGCTGGTGGATCTGGAGTGGATCGCAGAGAAGTTCCTCGCTCCGAAGCCTGAGAAGAAGCCGAAGCCCAAGGTGAAGTCCGGTAAGCGAGGTGGTCGCTAATGCCTCTCAATGTCGCAGATCTCGTCGCCCACCTGACTGTGGATATGGACCAATTCATTCGGGACATGCGCACCGCTGGGCAGCAGACGGACAGGTTCGAATCGACGGTGCAGCAGGCAGCGCGCAGGGTTGACCAGAGTTTCAGGCAGAGCGCGCAGGGTGTTGATCGGCTCAGTACCTCCACGTCGGGTGCCCAGCAGGACATGGGCAGGCTCGGCACCGCTGCCGGCGACGCCGCCCGAGACGCTTCCCGAGTTGGTCAGAGTTCGCAGGATGTGAACCGACTCGGGAGCGCTGCCCGCGGTGCTGCCACCGATGTGGACCGCATCAGTACGTCTGCATCGCAGGCCAGCCGCCAGGTCGGTCAGTTGGGCGATGACCTCGGCGGCGCTGCATCAGGTGCTGGTGGCGCCGGCCGCGACATGGGCGGGAACTTCCTGTCCGGGTTCACCGACAAGATCGGGAAGCTGTCTTCCTCGACTGGCCCTATCGCTGGCGCCCTGCTTGGTGTCGGTGTGATCGGTCTTAGTGTCGGTGCTGCTCTCGCCGCCGCCATCAGTGACGGCATGGAGCAAGAAGCCAACCTCGACCTATTCCAAGCCCGTACGAAGACCACTGAGGCGCAGGCCCGGAAGTTCGGTCTCGCAGCAGGGGAAGCATATTCGGACGCATTCGGTGAGTCAGTCGAGGCCAACCTCTCGACACTCACCCTGGCGTTGCAGTCGAATGTCATCGATCCCGGTGCCACACAGCAGGACGCCGAGAAAGTCATTGCCAGCTTGGACACCATCTCCACCGCTCTCGACGGGGAGGTCTCGCAATCAGTCCTGGCTGTCTCGTCGCTGATGTCCACAGGTCTTGCGGCGAGCGCGCAAGAAGCGTCCGACATGATCGCCAATGCTGTCGGCGGCAGCGCCAACAAGCAGGGCGATCTTCTCGAAACGATCAGTGAGTACTCGGCTGGTTGGAAGAACGCCGGCATTTCAGCCGAGATGGCCCTCGCACTGATCGAGCAATCGACGGACAACGGCGCGGACAACTCGGACCGGGCCGGTGACTCGCTACGTGAGTTTGGCCGTCGCATCACTGAAGAGGGCGACACGATCGTCACGGCTCTCAACGACATCGGCCTGAACGGCGCCGAAATGTACGAGGTGTTCAAGAAGGGTGGACCTGAAGCGGACGCCGCTTTCGACCAGGCCTTCGACAAGATCAGCGCAATCGAGGATCCGGTGAAGCGAAACGCTGCGGCGATGGCGTTGCTTGGTGACACGTCCGGTGACTTCATTGGCGCTCTGTCTCAGTGGGATCCGTCGAAGGCTCTTGCTGACTTCGGCGAGTTCGAAGGTGCCGCCGGGAAGCTGGCAAATCAAATCGGCGGTAACACGGCAACATCGGTCAAGGGTGCGATGAACTCCATCTCAACGGTGGCAGACGGATTCAAGGCCGCCCTTGCGGCAGCGTTCGGCCCGCAGATTGCGGAGTGGGCTGACAACATCTCGAACAACCGAGTGGGGGTGATCGATTTCTTCCAAACCGCGGGCAACGCGGCATTCGAACTCGGCAAGTCAGTACTCGGGTTCGTAGCATCGGGGCTCGATGGGCTCGCTGAATTCGCAGGCGCAGCATCCGAGACCGGCGCGAGCTTTCTTGAGATGGGTGCGAACATCCTCTCGGTTGGTGAGTCCATCCCTGGGTTCGGGCAGATCCTCGGCATTGCTACAGGCGGCGCGGCCGACAAGTTGAGGGAGCTTGCCCGGACCACCCGTGAGGCAGGTGTCGGAGAAAACGGTGAAGGCGGAATCAAAGGCTTCCTGTCCGGCACAGCAGACACAATCCGAGAGGACTACATTCCCGCGCTCGGTGCAGCCCAGGATCGGACGAACGGGTTCATCGACGAACTCAAGCTCTCGGCAGCGTTCAACGACCAGACAGCGAAGGTCACCAAGTCCATTGGCGAAATAGGTGTAGCCGTCGACGGCTCGGTCATCAAGATCGAGAACTGGAACGGCGCAATCGATAGGGCCAACCCGCTACAGGCGGAGATGGAAAACCGGCTGCGCGGACTGTCCGGCCAGTTCCGAGACCAGATCAAGACCGGGCTCGAAGCTGGCAACACTGTCGAGAACCTGACGAGACAGTACGCCGGCAACCGCGACGCACTGATCCAGCAGCTCACGGCCACACTCGGCAGCAACGAGGCCGCAGTCAAGTACCTGAACACTCTCGGGCTCACCCCCGAGTTCGTATCCACTGAGGTCCGCACCGAGGGCATGCCGGAAGCGAAGTCCGACTTCGATGTTTTGAGAGGGAAGGTTCTCGATGTCCCGGACGCGAAGACCATCCATACGCAGGCACTGACGAAAGACTCAATTGACTCCCTTCGAGCGCTCGAAGGCGTGAAGGTAGAGGTGCTGAAGGACGGCACGGTGATCGTCTCCGCTGAAACAGAGGAGGCGCAACGCAACCTTCAGGCATGGATGTCACAACCACGTTCGATGACGGTCACCGTGAACCCAGTCGTCAGCCAACAGTTCTCAGGTGCTGGACTGAGCTCGAACTTCGGGCAGCCATCTAGCGGTAACTCCAATGGCGTGGCGCAACTACCTTCTGGTGTACGACCGCGGGCGAACGGCGGCATAGACGAGCCTGGACAGGCGAAGATACGGAACGGCTACGGGCGCGGCATCTACCAGTGGGCGGAGGCTGAAACAGGTTGGGAGGCTTTCATTCCCGGCGCTCCCTCTAAGCGTCCTCGGGCTGAACAGATCCTCGCTGAGACTGCTCGCCGGTTCGGTATGGGCGTTGTCCGATTCAGTGATGTGAAGCCGATGGCTGACGGTGGTGTGGTTGAAAGCCTCGAAGGTATTGCTGCACGCAAGTTCCCGGATCTGTTGCAGAACGGGCACGCGTTCTCCTCGTACCGTTCGGATGGGTCCACGTCGTACCACAACAGTGGTCAGGCAGCGGACTTCTCCAACGGGTCAGGGAACACGGATGAGCAGTTGGCGATGGCGAATTACATGGCCGACAACTATCAGAAGCAGTTGGCTGAGCTGATCTACATCGATCCGAGGTTCGGGCGGTGCATCAAGGATGGTGAGTTCGTTCCGGACTCGTTCTATGCGGGTGCGGGTGATCACACCAACCATGTGCACGTCGCGGCTAAGGAGCCGTTGGGTGAACCTGCCGGTAGCGCTCAAGCCGCGGGTCCTGCTGCTCCGGACTCGCGTACCGAGCGGGAGAAGATCGCCGATCAGGTGATCGCGGAAGGTAAGCGCCGCGGCATCAGCGATAAGGGCATCAAGGCCGCGGTCATGACCGCCCTCGCTGAAACCGATTTGCAGAACCTCGATCACGGCATGGATGGCGATAACGCCGGCATCATGCAGCAACGCGACAACGGTGGTTGGGGAACGTTGGAGGACCGGAAGGATCCGACCAGGGCTGCGGGCATGTTTTACGACAAGCTCGACGACTTCGACTACAACAGCATGACGGAAGCGCAGGCGGCGCAGAAGGTGCAGCAGTCAGGCACCGCGGATGGTTCGAACTATGCGGTGAAGGCTGCTGAGGCGGACGAGATCATCGCGGCGTCGAATGCCCGCGGCAACGGCAACGCCATGACAGTCGCTACCACCGATGCCGGCGCTGCACTCGCCACAGACGGACAACGAGTCTTCGTCACCAACTGGCCTACCTCCGGCTCGTCGTCGTACACACCGACTGACACCACCTCGACCAGCGCACCGGCCGAGCCAGCACCGGATGACAACGTGATCTGGAAGGGAGCTGTCCGCGTCTTCGAGAACGGAGGCATTCGCGGCCTACCTGAACAGGCTGGCATCTACCCGGATGGCGCTGACCTCGTTCGGTTCGCCGAGCCAGGCACAGGTGGGGAGGGCTACATCCCACTGCATCCTGCCAAGCGTCGGCAGTCCCTTGCCGTGACGAAGAAGATCGTCAACGGCTTCGGATTCGATCTCGTCCCCTTCGAGGACGGCGGGATCCACGGCCTAGGCGGCTTCGGTGGCTACGTCGGAGAAGCCCCCGGGCTGAAGGTGCCCACCACCGCCAACGGGCGCAGAGCAGCCGCATACAACGCTCTCGCATTCGGCGTCGGCAGTGCGTTCGCACTCGCCAGTGGCTTCGACGCAGATGGCAACTTCACCGGTCAATTCGACACAGGCGCCAACAGTTCCGCTCAGTTGGAGAAGGGGTTCGGGCAAGTCACCGACGAACTCGCGCCAATCCTCGAAGCAATTCTGTTGGCGATCAAGAACCGTGAGCCGATCCGCGCAAGCGTCAACGTAGACAACGGAACCGGCATGGCGGACATCGCAATCATGAAGGGCAGGCTCTGATTTCGCTGTGACCACTGCGTGACCACACAGCCTCTGACCTGCATCAATACACGCACCATCGGACATTCAGTCCGCAGGTCGAAACCACAACAGCAGCAACAACACTCAACCTAGGAGAACAAGCATCATGGCTGAAACCATCATTCCCACCGTCGCTGACATCGACGCCGAAATCGTCGACGCCACTGCTGCTGTCGAGGATCTCGAAACGAAGGTCATCAACGGCGACACGGCCGTCACCTCGACCGCGATCAGCAAAGCCCGCGAAAAGCTGAACTTTCTCGGACTCCGACGCAAAGCAGCAGAGAAAGCCGAAGCCGACGCCGCAGAAGCCGAGCGCCGCAACGCCATCGAGGCACACAACAAGGCGGTTGCCGAGTGGAACGAGCCCGGACTTGCCGAAATGCAGGACGAGTACGCAGCGATCGTTTCGTCTATCAGGAATCTCCAGAATCTCATTGAGACTCGACACTCTGCAGTCCGTAGGTTCGAAGCTGAAGCGAAGCGGCTCGGACTGCCCAAGCCGAAACTGCGGGATCCCAGCAAGGACTACATCGACTACGCGTGCAATGAGGGCCGAACCGGCATCCGGCGCGAGATCGGGTTCGTCACCGACAAGTCAGGCCGACACTGCCTGCACCGCGACTAGGAGAAACGATGCCCAACAGGTTCTTCCGAGCAATCCCAGACCCCGATCCTGCCGATACCCAGCCCTCGCCCGTAGGCAACTTCGCGGAGTGGGAGGCAGGCAAGCGCGAACGGCAACTCGTAGAAGGGGAGAAGACAGACAACCCCGCACGACCCATCAAGCACTACATCTACGAACTCGACTACTTCGACGAGTGACACCCCAGGAGACAACACCATGAGTAAGAACATCGAAATCCACACCCACGCCGACCCCGAAGACACATTCGTTGACGTGCCCGGTACCAGCAGTGGGCACTCCGGCAAGCCGAAGCAGGCCCGCATCTTCGGACAGGCTGACGCTATCGCGCCGGGATCAATCACCGACCGAGAAGCGCCCGCCTACGACGAGGAGATGACCCCCGAGAAGGCCGTCGAGCGGGCACTTTCGAAGGACCGCACCTTCACGCTTTTCAACACCTCCGGCGACGCAGCCTGACACTCCTGGCGGCCCAGCCTTCACCGGCTGGGCCGCACGGAAGGACCAACCATGAGCAACGACTTCAACACCATCATCGCCGCAGTCGAACACGCAGCCACACGAGGCCTACAGCAAGCCGCTGACATCATCCACCAAGAGGCCGTACTCCGCGCACCGAAAGAAACCGGCGTACTCCGCAACTCCTCGTACACGCAGGCAGAAGGCAACGAGGCCATCGTCGCATTCGATACACCGTACGCAGTGCGTCAACATGAAGAGGTTGGCTACCACCACCAAGACGGTGAAGCGAAATACCTCGAAAACGCGTGCATCGACCGCAAAGACGTCGTAGCCGAAACCATCGCCGAATCCATCCGAGAAGGACTCAAAGGCCGATGA